TAGAGAACGTGCGGCGGTCAGCGCCGGCGATGGCGCCACGTCGAGCCTCAAGGTCAACCTCGGGAGCAACGCCACGCAGCTGCTGCCAGCGGGCCTCCATGTCGGGAGTCCACGAGCGGGGCGACGGAAGGTCGTCAATGATCGTCAGAGTGTCAGCGCGATGCGTGACCGTCAGGTCGCTCGCGGTGTAGCCATTCCCGTCTTGATTGAACACGCGAATGATGAACACAGGCTGGTCCGGTACTGCTTCCATCTGGAAGCCCGTGGAGCCGGTCGCTGGACCTTTGGTGACGATCTTCTCGATCTGACCCTGCGATCGACCGCCCGAGCTGTCCCAACTCACGAACATGCCGGTCTTGAGGCTGACGATGTCAGCGCGGCTCGCCATCAGTGGCGTCGCGGAATACATCGCCATCATCGACGGGTCGGCCATGTCCATGACGTCGGCCTCGGAGTCGTCCTCCTGGTACATTTCCTCGTCGTCAGACAGCCACATCGGCAGCTCTTCCTGGCATGCCTCCCAAGCGTCGCAGTAAGAATCTGGCTTGACGGGCGCCTGCCACCGCTTGCACATCGCGGCAGGCTGCTGCGTGGCCGCATCGACAACGAGGCAGAAGTATTGGCAGGACGCGCACGCCGGTCGGAACACGGGCACGTCAGGACTGACCGATGGCCGGTATGACGGTGGTAGGTCGCGCTTCTCGATCATGAGGTCTCCAAAATTGCTGGCCTGTCCGGCCTCGTCGCGGATGCGTGACGACCATGCGAGGCCGGGGTCGCCACCCCACGCTGCCCAAGCAACGCGGCCGGGCGAGGGATAGTTGTCATCGCCGGGCTGGAAGCCGGCGCCTTGCTTATCAACCTCGTGACGCTTCAAATACGAATACATGCGCGTCACGGTGTCGAGACTGAGTGCCTCGCCTCGTGCAAGTTGTGCAGCGCGAGCGCGGCCGGTGTCGGTGAATCCGTCACCAGCCTTGCCCGCAGCGATCCAGTCCAGCGCTCGCTGGCCCTCGGCCTGCATCGCCTTCGTGGGTCGATAAGTTGCTCGGGCCATCAGATCAAGCCCGCGGCGGGGTCAAGGGTGCTGTCTTGGCCGATCGCTGCCGGATCCACGCCAGCGCCGGGGAACACTTGGATGAAGCGATCGCCGCCGGCGTAAGGCTCGTAGCCGTCGAGTATGCGCATCTCATTGGAGGTGCGCTGGCCGGATCCAATCAGTGTGCGCGACACGTTGGCCTTAGTACTGGCGTCCAGTCGCAGCAGGGAGGAAGGATCGAAGCGCGCCTCGGTGCCGGGCTCAAGAATCTTGGAAAACGCGATTTCTAGGCGCGTCAGCCACGGCTGCAGCGTGTAGGTCAGGAAGGACAGGGACGCCAGCTCGACGTTCTGGTAGGTCTGGCCGTCGCCCTTGATCCCGAGCAGGTAGCCAGGCACGCGGAAGATCCGAGCAACCTCGGAGATGATCGCGGCGCGCGTTTCGTTGAACTCCATGTCCACTGCGGACTGCTGGACGGCCTGCCACTTGAGGCCGTCAGACAGCACGGCCGGGCGTCGATGCTTGCGTTGCGAGGATTCCCACGACTCGCGCAGATTCTTAGCAGCCTCACTGGTGAGCGACTTGTCGGTGGACAGGACGCCGGAAGGCGTGCCGCCCTCGCCGTACCACTGAGCGAGGTACTTATCAACGGCCAAGTTCAGGCCGATCATGGTGCGCTGCTGAAGCAGCGGCGAGATGCCGGTCAATGATTGCGGGGACGTGTACCAACGGATGTGCAGCATGTCCTCGCGCGGGATCTCGTTCCCGAGGTACAAATACTGGCGGCCCGTGTATTGCTTGTCCGGCATGACATTGACCTGGTACGGATGCAGCGGAGTCAAACCGATGGGCGCACCGTCAGAGCCGCGCTCAATGTGAACGTAGGCATTGCCGTGAAGCGCGAGGCTGATGACGATGGAGTGGATCGTCTCAAACTGTGTGGACTCGGTCGGGTCAGGATCAGCCAGCACCGGGGGAGTGGGGATCACTTTGCCGTCGCGCACGACCTTCAGCGGCATGGTGGCCACCGAGTCAGCCAGCAGCGACGTACACGCCAGCACCGTGGAGACACCGAGCGCGGTGAACTCATCGACACGCTCGCCGGCCGTGGAGAACAGCGACGTCGCGCCGTAAAGCTGCGTCAGCGGGTTGGTGTGCGTGCCGTAAACAGGAAAGCCGTTGCGGGACTCAATGCCGCGGCGCAGGATACTCACTCAGCACCACCCGAGGCCAAGAACGCGCCAGCGATGACCAGCACGCCGCCAGAGATCAGTGCGGCAGCAAGCCCAAGCCACAAGTCAATTCCGACAACAATCCCGGCAGCGCCCACGATCTCGGCTGCGGTCGTCATAACGTCCCGCGTTAGTACCTTCACTCGGACTCCCAAACGTCAATGATTTGCGGCGGCCGTTCCTCGGCCTGCGCGTGACCCCACGCTGCGAGCGACGCAGCGACAAGGGGCGAGATATCTGTAAATGATCCGCGGCGGCCAAACGCCCACAGTTCGCCAAGGCGTCGACGGCGAGCAGCGCCCACCGCAGCCGACAGGTCGGGCTGCTCCATGTGGCGCACGCGCTGCTCAGCCACAAGCGCGGCAAACGCGACGCAGGCTTGCGCAAGTTCGCGGCCCGCGATTTTGACAGTCTCCACTTGGGCTTTCTCCAGCTCGGGCAGCAGGGCGCCTGCAGAAGATCCCACGTCAAGGATGACCGACGTCGGTCGCCATTGGCGTACAAGTTCAGCGACGCGGGCCGCGACCCACGAAGTGCCATTTCGGTGCTCGACTATCTCGACGTGAGTCAAGCCCTCGCCGCAGGATCCCGCGACAGCGATGGACGCAGCGCCGTCCGGTGACACGTCGATGCCAAAGCAGACAGGGTCAGCCGGCGTGGAGTTCGCATCGCTGCAGGCTTGCCACGCGCTCTGATCAAGTGCTTGATCAACGCCCGCGGGCTCGTCCCACAAGCCGAGGCGTTCGCGAGCGAACTCGGCTTTTGGCATTGCCGCAAGTTCGCGCGCAACATGCTCGACCGAGATCCGCAAGCCCATAGCGGGGTTGGCCTGTCGCCAGGCATCGCGATCGTCTAGTTCGGTGCTGGGATCTGCTGACCATTCCAGATAGCACAGGCTGGGGTCGTCGCCAGCGATGGCTCGGTCGCGGACGCCTCGCAAGACGAGGGAGTCAACGTGGCCGGCGCTGGAGGCATACCAGAGCTGTGGGTTAGGCCTCGCCGACAGCGTCGGCAGGAGGGCACCCAGTGATTCCGCGGGCAGACGATAAGCCTCGTCAAGAATGACACAGTCGCCACTAAAGCCACGACCAGATCCAGTCGATCGCGCCACGAAGCGCAGACGCGCGCCACCAATGAGTTCAATACCTTCCTCGCCGTGCGAGGTGCGCACCTTGGCCACGCGCTTGCGTAGATCGTCGGAAGATTCCACAAGCATCAGCACGCGGCGAAACGCCTCTTGCGCTGTCTTGAACTCGTGTGCTGAGTGCAATATCAGTTGTTCGCCAAGTAAGAACAGCCCGGCAAGTTCTCGCGCCTCAAGTACGGCGCCCTTGCCATTCTGACGCGGCACCACGATGCCGACCTCAAAGGCGGCCCACTTGCCATCAGCGCGCTCGCCCAGCGATCGCTCCAGCACCAGCTGCTGCCACGGATCCAGCGTCAAGCCGGCCGAAGCGGCAAGTTCAACAGCCTCGCGGCCCGACGATGTGGAGTAACTCGGCCAGCAGCTAACTCGCGGCGGAGCGTCGAGCAGCACGTTTCGCTGCGATCTCGTCAAGGGTGGACCTTTCGGCTGGGGCAGGCAGCTCGGCGATCGCTTGCAGAGTGTTGGTGAGTTGGCGGGCGATGGCGGCGATGTCCTTGTCGGCCTCAACCAAGCGCCGGGCAAGTTCATCGCGCAAGGCGATCAGCGACTCACGGCGATCGCCGCCAGCGATGACGGCCACGAGCCCCTTGGGGGCTGCGGGCTCGGCCGGCGGCTTAGGGGCTCGCTTGCGTGGAGGCGTAGTCATGGCGCGAACTCCAGGCATAGGGTGGAAGCAAGGGGGAGACATGAAACTGTTTGGAAGCCGCGAGCCGTCGTACCGGGTCTGGGTCCCGCACGAGCTGCAGCAAGGAACGCAAGTGCCCATGGTCGAGGTTGACGAGGCGTTCATCGAACAGGCCCGCCAACTTCCCAAGGTTGCCCGATATGGGCACCTCATCAAAGTTGGTCTATTTTTGAAGGCGACAACATCGTCGTGGCATATGACGAGAAGAAAGTCGGCCGCATGAGCCCTGACTATGCGCACTATTACGTCAAGGACTTGCAGTGGCTGAAAAAG